AACGCCTGCGTCTGCCCGCGCGTCCGCATGTTAAAGATGAACAGATCAGTGCGCAGCCGCCGTGCTTCCAGCAGAGTGACATTTAGAGACGTCAGCAAGGAAGCGTCGTCATACCGATAAGGCGGAATGATATCCTGCAAGAGCGTGCGCGCGTCGGCAACGTAATCGGCGACAGTGGCAAGCGTCGGCTGATCGCGGTCGCTGAACTGCCCGAAATAGGACGGAGACGTGGTCATCGGTGCTTCTCCAGATAAGCAATTGCTAACCGAAGCCTCTCGGTATCATCCTTGAACGATCCCAATCCAGTGTTGCAACCGTGGCAGAGAAGCCCTCGTACTTGGTTAGTCGTATGACAGTGGTCAATATGCCAGTGTTTGCTACGCTTGCTATTTGGGCTATCTGCACGGCAGATAGCGCATCTTCCTTCCTGTGCTAACTCCATCGCCTCATACTTCTCTGGTGTTAAGCCGTAGGCTTGCAGATGAAGCATCCTTATCAACCCAGGAACAGTCGCACGTCTGGTTTTATGCCATTCCGTATTGTACTTACGAGTCCGCTCCTTGATACCAGGACGTGCCTTATAAGCCTCCTTGCGCTTACGTTCGTTCTCCGCAAAAACAGGATCAGTTTTTAACCGCTTCTTATAACGTTTGTTTCCTATCTTTGCTTGAGCCTTCGCTTGCTCTGGATTAGCAAGACGCCACTCCCGCATCTTCTGCGTCGCCGCCGACGGGTCTTCTATTCGCCCCTTTGCCCGTCGTTCACGATCATCCTCTCGCACTTTATCAATGTGTTCTGCACGCCATTTTCGAGCGTAAGCAGCAGCCTTTTCTTTGTCCGTATAGCCCATGATTTAGCTCCGTGTTGGTATACGGATATCATAGGCTCACACTAGCAGAGGCCCGTCAAGGGCCTCTGATAAGTCATTGATTAACCACCAGAAATGACCTGAGCTTGGCACAGGGCCGAGCCGTCAATCACTTGATATCCGTACACCTGCAGGCCACGAAGGATCTGCCCAAAGGTCAACTCACTCCTCAACGTTTCCAATTTTGAAATCTGCGAGGCAAAGGTGATCCCGTGGGCGTGGCCAGCAAAGATCGGGAACTCGCCCGCTGAGAAGTTGGCTGAATCGCTCGCGTTGGTCGGCAGCAGGTTCGAGATATACAACGTGAATCGATCAATCATTCCGAGCCGGCCATTGCGCAGCATGGAGACCGGATCGCCCGACAGATATGCCTGGCGCAGTTCCGATTGTTTGATCTGCCGTCCGGCCCACGCCGGCATCACCACCCAGCGGCCGACCTCCGGGATGTTCTGCTCGTCGAGCACCTGCCCCATGCGCAAGAGTAGGTCGATCAGGTTGGATTGACCGGCTGTCGCGCCTTGCCCGACGATGGTGATCGGCGTGCCCTTGATCCCGAGGTTGAGGTTGGCGTACTTGCCGGCCGTCGCGCCCCGGTTGGTCGCCGCGCATTGGTTGACGATGCCGTCGAGCACTTCCGTGTCGACCGCGATTTTGAGCTGCTGGGCAGCGTCGTCGCTCCATATAGACAAGACATTCAGATCGCTCTGCACCTCCATTACGTCGTCGAGGATCAGAGAGAAATAAAAGCCGTTGCCGATGTAGAGTTCGACCGAGCCTCCAGTCGGTCGATCAAGACCGAGCAAACCGTCCGCCTGATACTTGCGGATCGTGATCGTAGGCTTTGTCCGGATTTTCACCCGGTCGCCTTGGTTCGCGATTTCGCCTTCGTAGTCGGTCGCTAGCGTCTCAGGCGCTTACCTGATCTGCTTCCCACTGTCGCTTACGCTGTTGCGCACCAGGTCCCATGAACGACGGAATATCACGTACCGTCGCCAGAAGCCTGGCCACTTCAGCGCCCGGACCACTCAGTCTGTGCGGCTGGACTTGGAGTTGTTTCATCGCCAATTGGATACGCTCCGCGTCGCGGAAATGTCCCATCCTGGCGCAACCAATAAGAAAATACGCCTGATCGTTCTTGAGCACCATGTGCTTGGCCAATGCAGTTTTACCGCTCTCGAACATCGAGCGGACTTTGGCCGCGTCCATAGACAGCACCCAATTAACCATCGACGTACCATTCTCGGTTACAAACTCCTGAACGGATCCTCCGTAAGCCTTCTGCAACAGATCGATACCAACCCGTTCGAAGGCTTCATCGCATACCGAAAGCACCGGCTGTGCCGACATGCCCTTTGGGATGCGAATTGCAAACGATCCATTCCCGTCGATATATCCGGCTGCCCATTTTCGTGTCGGATGTTTCGGCATCGGAGATGCGCCTCGCGCTGCATCAAACCGCTGCTTCCCCACCTGCACGTCCATAACCTCGCCGTTCATATCGATGGCGCAGTCGGCAAGTGCTCTTTTCAAGACCAGGAACTTGCGAAGCCGCATCAGAACGCTGACAGCCTTGGTGCCCGCTGTATTCCAGTGAAAGGCACCACTCTTTTCATACATTCCGATATGCCCCCACACTTTATCAAGTGAAGGCGGCGTCAGACTGGATGCAATCAACTCCATGAAACTCCGACCCGGTGCTTTCTGACAAAACGAAACTACAGCGTAAGCACGCTGCGGCCCTGTTCCGTCCCAGTTTTCGCGCCGCATCGGTGGATTCCACATCAACTGAATGCTTCCATCGCTATCCAACAGTCCTGCAAGGTACTTGTCGCTGAGCCGGTCCTTGCCTCTGGTTCCCTTCGGTTCCAGTTTTTCAGGTCCGGTATTGCTCGAACTACCGTTTAATTCGAGATCGCGCTCAACACGGTTGAGGCGTAGCTTTCCGACAAAAGCCGGACCGACTATCGCTTCAGGGGCAACCCCTGCTGGATCACTTAGTCTGTGCGGGTGCGTGCTCATGCTTCCCTCGGGTTCCAGCCAACTATGAAGGTTCCCGTTTTTCAGATCCAGTTTAAAGAAGTCCTAGCGAACTTCTCGACCAGCTTAGCTGCATTCAGAGCTGATCAAATTTGGCCAGCTTGAAACCAAATTTCAGGGATGAATCCTGTCGATTGGAGTAGGTTTCCGGTAGACCCTACGGGGGTCAGGGGCGGGACTGAGCCTGACGTTGCGCCAGGAAAACCCGCACTCGGGATAGGCATGAGGGTAGCTCCATCGCTTGGGAGCTACCGGTCCTCTTGGGATACGGGCGGCCCCCGGTTTATCGGTAGCGCCCCTCGCGCTGGGCTGCGAACATATCGGCCTCCAGCCGAGCCCACTCGGCTTCGCGACCGACATACGCACCTTTACGGTGCTGTTCGTACAGCTGCTTGACTTGGGCGCGTGTGTAGGTGGGTTTATCGGGGGGCACCGAGGCGTCACCGCCCGTTGCCGGCCTTGCCCTGCCGGGGGCCGCAAGCGAGGCCAGTGTGATCGCCGGTTCCCGTGGAGGCGCTGCCTGGTGGGAAGTCGGCGCAGGCTCGATGTGGCCGGTGGCTTGTTCCTCGTTAAGGAACGACCTGAAGAATGAGATAACCCGAGGGGCGTCTGCGGCTTGGATCGCCTCATTCAACAGTTGCTGTCTAACACGGCCCGAAAGCATGTCAAGCGACAGCAACCAGGTGCGCCAACGGGGATCGCGGTCGATCTCCCGATAGTTCGGTACCGCGAGCTCGACCCGCTGGTCCAGGTTCCGCCGCGCCTCGATCGCAAGCCGGCGCTGTAGCTCGGCGTTCTGCTGCTCGATCTCCTGGAGCTTGGGGCTTAGCGCCTGCGCGGCGGCGCGTTGGGTGAAGTTGATCAGGTCGCTGCCGTAATTCTGGACGTCGGCCTCTGTCACATAAGCCGGTGGCGGCGGCGGCGAAGACGGTGCGGTGCGCCCATTGCCGTAAACTGTCTGCTGGGTCTGTAACAGTTCGTTACCGAGCTGGGTCATCTGCTCCTGCATCTCGCCGATCGTCTTCTGGCTGGCGTTGTAACGACCGTGCATCCTTTCGTAGCGCTGCTTCCACGATCCTGCATTCTCGTCTTCGGGGGGAGGAGGCGGGGAATGAGCGGATTCCGCAGGCGCCGACTCGGCCGGTGGTGTGCCTTGGTCGGCGGGAGCCGACGCCTGCGAAGCCGGAGCTTCCGACGGGACCGAAGGTTGCTCTGGCTTAGGCTCACTTGCGGGCGGCTCGCTCTCCTGTTGAGCCGAAGCAAGCTGGCCTTTCTTGTTGTAAAGCGCATCGACCGCCGCGGCACGCTTTTTCACGGCGTCGGGTATGGAGCTCGGATCGATGGGCAGCTTTGCCATCGGCTTTTCGTCGACGGTCACGTCAGCCATGTTTTATCTCCTCAAAAATTCTCAGCAACTTCTTGCATTGCTGGGCGTGGCCCTGCATGACCGGCAGATCGCCAGTCGCTTGCACCATCAGGTCGGTGGTTTGGGCCGAATAACTGGCAAAAGCAGCGACGAATTTCTCGTACTGCTGCGGGGCCGCGTTCCGCAGGAACCGGGTCGCTTCAGCAATTTCCTTGGTCGAAACGCTCATTGCCCACTGGTATCGTCCGGAAGCGGTGGCCCGGCTCCTGGCCCCATGGCGGGAGGCGGGCTCGAGCCCAACATCGGGCCGCCCATGGGCGGGGCCGGCGTCTGCGACTGATCGTCGGTCGGCTGCGGCGCGGCCGGATACTTGTTTTGCATCTGCGCCAATGGATCGCCGCCCGTCAGCGACTCCCGGCCACCGGAAGGAACGCGCTGCTGGACCGAGCCTTTGCCGACGTGCTTGACCACGCGGCCGTGTTTCGAAAGGGGGGTCAAATGCTTTTTAAGAACCATAGGGTTTCGGGCCTCCGTAGCCGATGCCGGCGCCCTGGACGCCCATGTTCGGGGCACCGGACAGCGGCGTTCCGCCCTTGCTGTAGTCACGGGTGGAGATGGGCTTGAGCCGCGGGGGCACCGATACGGCCTTGGTGGGGTCGACCGGCTTGGGCGCCTTCGGCATTGGCACCTTGGGCATCCGCGGTCCCATTCCTCGTGCCATCAGCGCGCCCCAGTCTGTCCGGCCGTGGCCGGGACGCTCGGATTGTAGCCGAACATCTTGGCCTTGCCGCCGGAGGCGAATTTCGCGCCTGGAGCGCTGCTCTGATCCTTGCCGGTGTCGCCCGGCTTGTCCGGGCCCGCCGCCTGCGGTCCGAACATTTTCGTCGTGCCACCTTCTGCAAAGGTCACGTCCTTCTCAGACTCGGTCTTGGTTTTGGCGTTCATGGCACTGCCTCCTGCTGGTTTCCACGCATTCTACCGTAAACCCATCAATCGAACAACAGATCGAGGATGACCTCGTGTCTCGATCCGGCCGGCTGTACCGGCACGTTGACCGTGACGACCGGACTGTCGAGGGTCGCTGAATCAGCTCCGGCGATCGCCGATACCGACTGCCCAGCCGAAATAGTCGCCAATAAAGTCGTCAACGCCATAATCGCCTCCTATCGCAAGCTGGGCATGTGAATGGACCCGCCGCCGCCGCCCACCAGCACGGTCAGTAGCGCAATCAAAGCTAAGAGCAGAACGATCACCCAGACGCCCTTCTTGATCTGTGCTGGGATCGGCGTCACGAATGACTCGATGACCCAAATTACCAAGTAAATCACCCCGCACAGAACAATCAGACCAATCAAAAACCACAAGAGCGAAATTGCTATGCTGACCATTGTCGCCTCCTATTCGCCTATCGGTGGGGGCACGTCGCTGAAAAAATACAGCGCAAGCATCATGATCACGAGAGCCACGAATATCGCAGCGGCACCGTACATCGTACGATCGTACCGCATAGCTAACCCTCCGGATCGTCGACCGCCTGCGGCATCGGCTCCGGGATCGGCACGATGACCTTGTCAGGCTTGCCATCGTAGTCCGCGTCAACGATGTTCTGGAACAGCAGCGCCTCGCTGGCGCGCCGACGCGTCAAGCCAGCCAGCACCTTCCCGCCGCCCTTGTTCCATTTGTGGAACTCGAGGGCGGCACCCTCGAAATCGCCTGCGTTTACTTTTTTGAGGAGAGTGCTTTTGGCGAGATTTCCTTCTCCGCAGTTGTAGCAGAAGGAGACGAGGGCGTCGAACTGCCATGGCTCGAGAGGCACTTTGACAAGTTTACGTACAGCTCGCTCAAACGTCCCCATGTCTTCCAGAAACGCTTGATCGCACTCTTCCATCGTCCATCGAGAGTCGGCATTGAACTCTCTCCCGTGATGATGAGTATGGCCCCAACAAATTGTGAGAACTCCAGCAGGGCAACGGTACGGTTGATAATAATCGCCAACTTTCTTCAAACAGCCTTCGTAGTGCTTGATTAAATTAGCACCCGCAGAACTCAGGCTGCGATCCTCGTTCATGGATTGATGTTCAACCTCTTAGTCCCGTACATCGTACGATCATAGCGCATGGGCGCGCCTCTGTGCTATATTGCGCAGCGGGTCGATGTGTTCAGCATCGAGCCCGCCACTTGACCTCGAACCGCAGGAGCGGAACGATGCCCAAGCCGATAGATATCACCGGTAACTGTTTCGGGCGACTGGTCGCCGTCAAAGAAATCAGTCATCCACGATGGCTGTTTCATTGCGAATGCGGCAACGAGAAAATAATAGACAAGCACAACGTTATTCGCGGCAGCACGGTATCGTGCGGTTGTTTCAGAGCCGAAGCTTCTTCTGCTCGCCTCCTCCGGCATGGACACACGATAGGAGGAAGGTCCAAGACCCACGCGGCGTGGACAGCTATGCTGGAGCGATGCTGCATTCCAACTCACAAGTCCTTTATCCACTACGGCGGGCGCGGAATTACCGTTTGCGACCGCTGGCATAGGTTTGAAAACTTTCTTGCCGACATGGGCGAAAGTCCAGCCGGCCGTAGCCTTGATAGAATAAATACAAACGGAGACTATGAACCCGACAATTGTCGTTGGGCCACGAGCGCTGAACAAGTTCGAAACAGACGATGCAGTAAAATAACCGCCGCGGATGCAGAACTCATTCGAGCGGATATCAGGCGTTACAGAGAAATAGCACATACACATGGCGTCTCGGTTTCTCTTGTCTGCATGATCAAAAAAGGCGATATCTGGAAATAGTCCTATTGAGGATTTATCGAGAGTTTTTTGGTCATCACGTCAACGATCCTATCGATGCTTCCCTTGTTAGCCTTGGTCTGACTCTCCAATACCGTCAACCGGCTATCGACCGTCACCAAGTGCGGCGAACCGCGAATCTCCAGCGTGCTCACCCGCGTCTCCAGCTTGACCATGTAGGCAGTGATCGACAGGACCGCAGCGCCGATCGCGATGCCCTGCGCCACCAGGAAATAAACCAGCGCCTGGTTGTCCGCGAACCATGAGCGGACGCTCGTCATCATGGCTCACTTCTTGCGGCCCAGCTTGGCCTGGCCCTTGCGGTCCTCGGCCTTGTCCTGCGCGGAAGTCTCGTAGTCCTTGAGCGACATGCCCTTGCGCTTGGCGCCGCGCTTGTCCTCGGCCAGGTCAGCCTTGGACCCCTCGTAACCCTTGCGCTTTCCAGCCATCGGCGTGCTCCGTTGCCCGATAGTTTGAAAACATGGACGCATCATGATTGCAGGGACCATACCACCGGATTGGTAGTTCCGGGTAGCGTTCTTCGACCCGCGCCAGGGTATTAATTTCCCAACTCAGGTTACCTGTCTCCCGCAGATGGCGCTTGCATTCGTCCCTCATCACGGCGGCGAGCGCGGCGGCGAGCTTGCGCGGCACGACCAGGAGGCCCCCGCAGAATCTCCACATCGGGTAGCGATCGTCGTATTGGTAGTTCCTCTCCCAGCAGCCGGGGATGGCGATGGCTTCTTCGGCCTCGGCGCGGGCCATGAAATCCTCGATCACGGCGGCGGTCATTCCCGGCAGATGGAAGATGCCGAGATCGATCCAGACGATGACGTCGGCGCCGGGAACCAGCTCGGCGGCCTCCGCGATGAGCTCGGACTTCTGCGCCTGTACGATGTGGTAGGCGAGCGAGTTCTTGGCCGGGTTGTCGGCGGTCGAGTGGGTGATCGGGGGGCCGCGGCGCTTTTGCAGATACTTGGAGAGCCAGCAGTCCTCAAGCGCGGTGTCGAGGCGCAGGAGCGCGGTGATGTCGGCCGCGGCCATTTGCGCGCCGAGCCTTTCGTAGTCCTGCGCCGGGCGGGGATGGCCGGGGATTGGGATAAAGCCGGTGACGGCCAGCACGCTCATCGCGGCTTCTCGATGAACCGTAAAACCTCCTGTAGATCTAACACACAAACCCAGGCTTCCCGGTCCATGACGCCGAAACTTGCCATCAACAATCCCTCCCCATCGGGTCCGTGATCGACGTACTCATCGGGGAAGTAGGCCAAGCCGGCGCAGAATTCGATCTGCTTGTCGTGAAACACGAACGGCGGCGAGAGCCGGATGCCTGCACCATGCACCATAAGGGCAAAGCGGTGCTGGTAATAACGGTTGGACCGGCCTGGGATCGTCCTCGCCTCATGCACCAGGCATAGGAGCCCTCCAGGAACTTCGATGACCTGCGATCCCCCACTTATGTGGCTGGCATCGAAGCCAGGATCATAGCTGTTGAACACGCTGCCATCGACCTTGAGCGCCGTCCCAAGCCGATAAATGAAATACAAATTGTCCCCGTCGACCAACGGCATCCAATTCTTTTCGTGTTTGCGTTCCTTGGGCAGAATTTTCTTCCAAGGCTGGCCGCGCGCGTTGAGCGGGACCAGGACTTGCTCGCACCAGCCCTCCGGGTTGAGCTCGCGCACGTTCGAGATCGTCCACAGGGCGCCCTGCCATTCGAACAACCGGCTATCTTCCAGACCGCGTACCGGATGAAACTTCGGTTCCGGCCAATTCTCCGGCAATGGCAGCTCGTCTACCTCGAGGACGTCCAAAAAGTCGGATAAATGCACCAGATAATTGCGGGTATTGATAGGATTGACAAACCAATCAGGACTGCAAGTGCCATCTTTACCCCGGATCGCATACACCCCCTCCGGCGTGATCGTGTAGTTGACGGCGCGGACCAGCACGAGCGGCTTGCCCTCGTAGTTGATGATCGACGGATTGGTGGCGACGTAGCCCTCGGCGATCTGGGGTTGAAGTCGGACGGATCGACAGGAAGGAACATGGTCCACCAGCGGTTTGAGGTACCAGAACATATTGCCGCGCGCCTGCTCGCTGCCCTCCAGCGCCAGTTCGTTGCAGACCTGCGCGCCGCGGTCGCGGATTTTACCGCCTGCGTAATAGGCGCAGATGGCGAATTCCTCCCGGCAGCCCGATTTGTAGACGAAGTCGTTGACGAACAGCTGGTCGTCGGGCCGCTTTATCTGCATGCCGGCTTCCGAGAACAGCAGGCTCGAGTGGTTCTCGCCGCGCTCCCTGAAGAACCTAGCTACGTCATACAGCACTTCGGCCCGCGACGGACGCATCTGATAGGCCTGCAGCATCTCCCAAAGGAACTCCGCATGGCGGCCTAAATTGCCAAGCGCGTGAGCGTAATGCAGCTGCGCGTTCCACGCCTCCTCCGCGAAACCACCCAGGCCGGCGCGTATCTTGTAGTGCTCGGCCGCCTTGGACCAATTTTTGGCGTCGAAATATGATTGGCCTAAATAAAAATGGGCGCGCTGTATGAGACCTTCGTTGGTCTCGGTCTTCAGCATCTCTTCGAGCAGCTTGATGTCCCGCTCGAATTTCCCCGGCCTGTTGTGCCCGTCGGCGTGGTCCTTGAACCAGATGCCGTCCAAGTTGCCCGCCGTGGGCACGTCTAAAAATTCGTGCGTGGGGCACTTATAGTCACCGGTAGCCTTGCGGCTCAGTATGCGCCGGTTCCAGTAGTTCAGTGTTCCGGCCACCTGCCGCACGTCGTAAGCAAGACCGCCGTTGAGTTGCCGCTTCCAGTCGGGATCGTCGACCTGCAAGGCCATGTCTGCGTCGGACAAAAGAAGATACGAAAATTCAAGCTTACTATCGCGAGCTGCTTGCAACGCAACATTACGCGCTTGCGAAAAATTATCGAATGGCGCGTGAGAAATCTCAAGCGGTTTACCCGCATCCACAAATAGCTTCTTAAGAATGTCTGGAGTCCCATCAGACGATCCTGTATCTACAATAATAGCCCCATCGATGTGCGGAAGCAGACTGTCGACACAGCGCTCTATTATACGGGCTTCATCTTTAACAATTGAGTTCCATACCAAACGCACGTTATATTCCTGCGATAGCGGGCTGACGCAGCGGCTTCAACGCCACGCCAGCCCTTACCACCAGCCGAGAGGAAACCTCGACGATGGCTAGGTCTTGGCCACTTCAAAGACCGCACCGATCTTCTTCAACGCGCGATCAACTACCTGGAAAAATTCAGGCAAGCTTCACGCGTGCTTGCGATGCTTAACGATGGCGTCGATGATATCGCCCTTGTTCCAATGCTCGCTGACCTCGGCACCCTCGCTGGCAGCCACGCTCAGCAACTCGTCCTTAGTCATGTCGTTGAGCTGCGCCTTGGTCGACCTGGTTTCACCAACACCGAACATGCCGCCGGTGGCGCCGGTCACGCCCTCGCCGCCGCCGGCGGTGCCGGGCAGCTCGGTGACGGTCAAAACGTCGACCTCGTCGCCGGGAGTGGCGGTGACGTTGGTCACGACCTGATGAACCGCATCCTCGCGGTGCAGCGCCTCGATGGTCTCGACGGTGGCGGCGTGGGTAACACGGGATTTAACCTCATAGGACGGCATTGGACGTACTCCTCTCTGGTTAAGATCGAACGGTTGCTTACGAGTTCTCTACCCTGGCGGCCCGCCAACAGGCACCGGCGGTCGCGCTCCAGGGCCCGGAGGCGCGGGCTGATTCCCAACCAGACTAGTCGGCATGGTGTTGCCTTGCGACAATGGTGACGGCTGGTTGCCCTGTGCCTGGCGCGCCATCTGGTCCATGCCGCCGCCCGGCGCTCCGGGCGTGGGAGCGCCGAGAGGACCCAACGGCGCGCCACCGGTCAGGGCTGGAAGGATGCCGCGCTGGCCGGCCGGCACGCCGGCTTGGCTCGCCAGCAGTCCGGCGGTCAGGTCGGAGGCAATTTTCTGGACGCCCATTTGCACGCCTTGCTGCACGCCGGCCTCGACTTTCTGGGCGAGCGCCTGCTGCTCGCCGCCGCCTTGTTGCTGTTGCTGGAGTTTTTCGAGATCGTCGTCGGACGGTACGATTTCGTCGCCGTCGAGGCCGATGGTCTGAGCGACGCTGCGAAGTACCGCGCCACGGCCCTTGATTCCGATGATCCCCATATCAATTGGATTCGCTGTGCTTTGAAGAAATTCCACCTGACGCTGTCGTTGGGTTTCACGCTGAATAGCGACGCTCACTCCTTGCACCGAAACATTTTCCTCGCCAGTCAAAAGCCCGGTCGTATCACTGAGCAACACCAAGTCTACAAGCTGTTGTAGCGCAGGCTCGAACAGCTCGCGGTCTAAGTTCGCAGCCACACTTTGAAGCACTTTGCTCGCATTGTTCATGAGCATGGCCAAACCGGATGCGGTGCGTCCGGCGCCGCCACCGGGCTGGCCGCCGATGTATTTGGGGATTGCTGAGATGTCGTCCGCTAGATCGACAAAGGCTTTGAACACGGTCAGCAGGTCTTGCGAATTGCTGTTGGGTTGAAAAAATTCAACCGGAGGTTTACTATTATTTCCGACCGGGTCGGAGCTCGCGTGAAATCTCTTCCAAGGATACAGCTCCTCAACATTGTCCTCGGGCCGCACGCGATCGTCGTTGATAACCACCATGGGTCCGGAGGAAATGGAGAGATTGTTGACCAGCGAGCGGAGCGTGGCGTTGGCGACGTCCTGGAGATCGGCGATCATGTCGGTGAGGCCGTTGCCGACGGGGGTGCCGGGGACTTTCTCGAAGCTGGTTATGTAATAGGAATGTCTTGCTCGCGGCGAGGGGGAGAGGTTGGCCTTGATGATGTGGCTGCCGATGATGTAGGCGTCGATGTGGTAGTCGCGCAGTTCGTCGGCGATACCGGGCATGCCGTAGTCTTGCAGGAGGCGGCCCTGGACGTTGCCGTGGAATTCCATCTGGGTGATGAGGCCGGAGCGGTTCCAGGCGGGGTTCTCGCGGCTTTCGAGGACGGAACGTTCGGCGTCGGTGGTGTCCCAGTTGTCGTAGAGGCCGCCGCGGCCGTATTCGTCGAGGACGGCGCGGACCTCGTCCTGGTCGAAGCCGGGCAGGTCGAGGAGATCGTTGAGCTCGGCGCGTGTCAGGCGTGATTTCTCGATGACGTTGGCGTTGGCGATGTCCGCCACGCCTGGCGTAAACCAGATATCGAAGGGGGATATCCGGCTCCAGACCATCTTCGGGATCTGGCGCACCAGCGGCTGGCCGTTGTTCCACTTGACCTCGGGCGCGATCCGGACGGTTGGTCCTTTGATGCAGGCGAACGGGAAGATGGGGAGATCCACGATGAACTCGGCCAGGGCGTGATAAAATCCACCCTCGCGCAGGATCTCCTCGATCTTGTCCTCGGCGACCTGGGCCTGGTCGGCGGCTTTCTTCTTGGCGGCGTCGGAGGCTGATGCCATGAGGGCGGCGCGACGCATCTGGACGTCCTGCGGGGACGGGGCCTGGCCCATGGTCTGCATGATCACCTGCTGCTCGTGGGCCATGAGCGCATCGATCTTCTGGACGATATCGGGCGGGACGTCGGGATCGGCCGGCGGGCGGATCGACCAGGGGCGGTCGGAGCCGAGGTAGATGTCGCGCAGGAGCGAGGAGGCGGCGCGGCACTTTTGGGCGGACAATCTTGCAAAAACCTCCGAGCCCCCAAACTTCTTCACTTCCTGGAATTTGGTTGGGGAATATTGGCCGTTGAAGGTGCGCAGGGCCTCGAGCAGGCGATTGGACCAGCCGGCGGCGGTATTGCGGTGATTGCGGAAGATTTCGAACTGGCCGCGGATGAATCCGGCGAGCTGCGGCGGCGCTGGTTCTGGTGGGGCATTAGCCTGGGCTTTGGCCAATTGTTGCTGCTGGAGATGCGCCTCCAGCGCGGCCGGAGGAACGACCTGCAGGACGCCTTGCTGGCCGAGTGGGTTGGTTGCCATGCGGGCCATCCTACCCTACTGGCGGGAAATGTTATAGGGTGCGCGGATGTCCGAGCCCACTGAGCCGCCCGATCAAAATTTAGATGAAGTTGCCGTAGCGAAGCTCGCCCGCGAGATGGCGATGGCGATCCGCAGTTATACGGTTATTTTCGCGGATTTTGGCATCAGCGAGCAGGACTTCTACGAGATATCCAAGCTGCCGTTCTACAAGCGCGCGTTTGAGCAGTTCACGCTGGAATGGAATTCGGCGCTGTCCACCAACGAGCGGGTCAAGCTGATCAGCGCGGCTTATCTGGAGCAGGCGCTGCCGCGGCTGGGCGGGCGGATGATGAGCGACGAATCGCTGTCGGCGGCGACCGAGGTGGCCAAGCTGTTCTCGCGCAATGCGGGGCTGGGGGGCGATCCCAAGGAGGCCAAGAGCAACGAAAGATTCGTGATCACCATAAACCTTGGCGAGGATGGCGAGGGCAAGCCGGTGGTCGAGAAGTACGACAAGCCGATCGAGAGGATGGGCCCCAAGGACATCGACCTGATTGCCGCCGAGCCTGCCGCCGAGGTGGTGGTGAAGCGCGGGCCCGGGCGGCCGCGGAAAACCCCGAGGCAGGAGGAGGACTAGATGGCCAAGCTATCGAGCGGGCAGCGCAAGCGGCTGCCGTCGAGCGATTTTGCATTGCCGGGGAAGGGCGCGGGGAAAAGTGGAAAGGGAAGCGGCTCGTTCCCGATTCCTGATGCCTCACACGCCAGAAACGCGCTTGCTCGCGCATCTGGTAAACCTGTCGAGGCCAAGGTGCGGGCCAAGGTTCACGCCAAGTTTCCTGGCATCGGCAAGGACTAGCTGTGGCGAAGGCAGAGAGCTTACACGCCCGGTTGACCCGCGCGCTTGCCCCTCTTGCGGGTTTGTCCTTGCCGGAGGCTGACGCGTTGGCGGCGTTGGAGCGGGAGGCTGCCAAACTTCAGTATATGGACTGCAAGCCGCTGGTTGAGCCGCCATGTGGGTGGGTTGTCGAGAGCAGCGAGGTTTTGACGCTTGGGTACCTGAAGCCCCCCATGCACTTGTTCCGGGCTACGGTGCGCAAACCTGACGGGAGCCAGGCCTTTTGCCAGCAGGAGATCGTTGAGCCGGCGGATGTAGGAACAAAGCAGTACTGGAGGCGCCTCTGGCGGGATTTTGATTCATGTCCCTGACCTACACGGCGCCGCCGACGCTCTCCCGGTTCATGAAGTCGAACGCTTTCGGCCGTATCGCCGCCGGCCCTGTGGGCAGTGGAAAGACGACCGCTTGCGTCATAGAACTGCTGCGCCGATGCATGGCGCAAGCCAAGGCCCCGGACGGGTGTCGGTATTCTCGCGTCGCCATAGTGAGACAGACGCTTCGACAACTCAAAGACACTGTACTCAAGGATTGCGTGACGTGGTTGGCGGGGCTTGGGGAATTTAAGGTGAGTGAGAACACGTTCTACTTGGACTTTGGCGACGTAAAGAGCGAGTGGATTTTGATCCCCCTGGAAGATGCGGCAGACCAGGCGCGACTGCTCAGCATGCAGCTCACGATGTGTTGGATCAGCGAAGCAATCGAGTGCGATGTCAACGTGATTGCCCCAATCTCCGGACGCATCGGGCGCTATCCTTCCGGCAACCGAGGTTCACCGACCTTCTATGGAATAATCGCTGATACCAACATGCCGCAGCTTCTGACTGATTGGCACAAGTTGATGGTTGATCCGCCGGCGGACTTCCAGATTTTCCGGCAACCGTCCGGGATGGCGCCGAACGCGGAAAATCTAAATCATCTGCTGCAGACCGAGGAGACGTCGAAACTACCGATCAACCATCCTGACCGGCTGGCGCAGGGGCGGAAGTATTACGAGCGGTTCTTGGAGCTTTACGGCTCGGATCATCCGTGGGTTCGGCGCTACGTTTATGCCGAATATGCCGATGACCCCAGCGGCGAGGCGGTGTTCAAGGCGACGTTCCGGAGTTCTTTCCACGTGGTGGACGATACTTTTTGCATACCAGGTTACAGCCTCCTTGTAGGAATCGACTTTGGACGCAATCCTTGGAGCCTGGTCTGCCAGGTCGATCATCAGGGGCGGCTGCTGGTTCACGAGGAAATTCCGGCAATCAATATCGGCCTGGAGAAACAGGTCGAGGAAAGAATACGGCCACGACTGTTCAGCAACAAGTTCGCCGGCGCGAAGATAATGCTTGTTGGCGATCCGGCGGGTGTGGCCAAGGGAACCATAGCGGAAGAAACCAGCTTTGATGCCTTGAAGCGCATGGGTTTGCCGGCTTTTCCGGCTCCCACCAATGACATTGACGCTCGGTTGCGCGCTGTGGAGACCATGCTTGGGCGGCAAACCAATGGCGGCCCATCGCTGGTGATCAACGGACGCGGCTGCCCTATGCTGGTCCGCGCCATGAGCGGCGGCTATCGGTTCAAGCGCCACCGGGAAGGGAGCTTGCGGGCAATCCCGGAGAAGTTCGACGCCGAGGGCTATTCGCACGTGGTCGATTGCTTGCAATATGTGTGTTTGGTGGCCCAGAATAGAAACCTTGTGCAAGAATATGCCCGCCGATTGGTGCCACGCAAGCGGCCCGTTGAGCGGCACGTCACGGCGGCGGGATGGACCTGAGCCAACGGCTAACTGAGCGAGGAGGCGGCAATGCGACCGCGCAAACGTCGGTCCCCCCGGCGGCCCGGCTACACGATCTCCCAGTTCGCGGCGCTGCCCGAGGTCGATCAGACCCCCAGCGTCATTCGTAATGCGGTTCGAAACGGCCAGATCCGTGCGCTCTCTTTCAACGGAATTCTTTGCATTCCGCCGATCGAGAAGGATCGTTATCTGGCGACGTGGGGCACAGCGGGCCCGAACGGCGTCGAGCTCGTGCCGGGGGATGAGCACCGCGACCAATGGCATCAACTATTCAGGTCATGACTAATGAGCGATGCACAGCAAGGGGACGACCTGGTCCCGAACTTTCCGCTGTCGTGGCTGGAGCGGCTTCATTCCGAGAAGGTGCGGCTGGAGAACCGCAACGCCGACGTCTGGGTGCCGATCCTCGAGCGGGCCAAGGGGGTGGTCGATCATGACGGGATCGAGCGCATCACGTCGCAGTCGCTGCTCGACATCCTCAAGGTGCCGATGGGCAAGCGCAAGAACGAGCACTACCAGCGGCTGACCAAGATCATGATCGAGCTCGGGTGGTCGTCGCACCGCATCCACGGCATAACGGCGGGCGGCTACCGTGAGCAGGTGCATGGCTTCTGCCGCGATGCCCGGCACAAGAAGCCGCCGACCGCCGACGAGAAAAGACGGGCCGAGCTGGGGGTGCGGCAGGTGCGGCGGCCGAAGATCGGCTGGCCGGCATTCAAGCGGCAAGTCGTGGAATTGGTCCGCTCCGGGAAGCATCCGGCCGAGCTTGCGGACCAATTCGGGATACCGAAGCAGACGATCCGCAATTGGGTCGGCCGGCATAACGAGCTCAACCCCGAGGCGCCGGTGGCCATGCCGCAGCACAAGCGGGGCCTGCCGCCTCGTAATCCCAATCCGCTCGACATCCCGGTCACCCAGGTCACCATGGCGCCAGCCGAGAAGCCGAGGCCGCAACCGCCACCCGAGCCAGCCGCGAAGCCAGCCAAGGCGGCTGCCGCGCCGTTCGAATTGCCGGACATACCGGCATTCCTGCGAAGAAAGTAAGCTATTCGACGGCGGCGGTTTTCAACCGGACTCGTATGCCCCTACGCACGAGTTGGCCGGCACGCTCAGGGGATAGGCAACCAAGTTCCTTGGCAATCTGAGCATACGTCATGCCGGCCTCGTGGGCTTCCAATGCGGCCAAGGCCCGGGCGTCGGTCAATTCCCGTGGGATTTGACCGTACACCTGACGAGATCGCCAGCCACGGTTAAAAGCATAAGCCCATTCCGGGGGCGGCTTCCATATCATGGTTCAACCAAACAGCTTGACAATCGTGGCGCCGAGCGCGACGCCGGCCGCCAACAGCGCGGCGCCGGCGGTCATGCCGGCAAATGCAACTTGCCACGGCGCATGGCGCATTTCCTGATGCCGGCGATCGGATTCGGCAAAGTTGCGATGGATCTCCGTCAGCATCTTGTCGATGCGAACGGTTTGCTCGCGCGTGTCAATCGGATTGATGTCCGGCATTTGGTCCTCTGGGCACTTTCAAGCAAACATCTTGAATAGGATTGCGCTTGTCATCGCCATGTTGGTGCCGACCATCCATTTCAAGACCGTCAGATCGGTTTCGATCTTGCCGGCCCGGTTTTCATAGCCGGCGGCCTCTTCGGCAGCGGCGCGCGCTATCTCGTCCGGCACGTCGCCGGCCCGCAATGCAGCGTAGAGTTTTGCCATCATGACGGTCATTCGAGGTCGTGCTCCTTGGCGTTTCGTGCCGCGCACCCCGGAGGATGCGCGGAGGCGAAACGTCAATCAATCATCCGCAAGTCCAATGACCAACGGCGTCATTGCACGGACCCGCGTGCCCAGACGATGCCATCGGCACCGCAAAGCTCGCCAGAATGGCCATCGCAAGCATAACTTTCTTGACGGTAAGGATAGTTCTCATGTTTTAGTCCTCGCTTGTGCGCCGCGCCATGCGGCGTTCGTTAGAGTCGGAACTGGACTCATCAGGCACCGCGTAACGGTGCGACCAGCACAGGCCGGTTTCGTCCTGTCAGCCGTTAAACAATTTCATGAAAGCAGCGCCGGCCGCGAACAATGCCGCACCGGCCGTTAGTGCCCCGACCACGACCGGAAGGATAAGCACCCATGGCGCACATCTCATTTCATGCCGCTTGCGGTCATGATCGGCGAGCATTTGATCGATCCGCACGATTTGCTCGCGGATATTCAACTCGCCTTCTGGGTGGTGGATGTCGGTCATCGGTCATCGTCCTCGCAGGACAGATCACCAATCCAGACCCAATGGTGATGCGGGCCGCAAGCATCTCCCTCGTGCACCGCTGCCTTATGAGGGGAAAGCCAATAGCTCAGCAGCAGCAGTGCCGCTAACGCCAGGAAAATATTTTCTCGCTTTAGCATTGATTTGTCCTCGCTATGTGGGCGCCCGCCAAGGCCGCCCCGGTTCCGGTAATATTGCCCAGAGCGCCCCATGGCGCAAGAGCGGCGGCCTCTGTTAATGTTTAATCATTCCGTCCGCCGGGCCGGCTGCTTCGGTCCTCGCGGCAGCCAAGGGACCTTGTCCCGGATGCCCGCGGAAGGATAGGGCCGGCCGGGACGCCAATCCCGCCGGCCCGCCTCCTAACGCCAGGCAGACGCCTTCACCTCCAGCCAGGCCCGCTCGAGCCGCGCGATCATCAGAGCGGCACGCATGTGCAGGTCGGTCAACCGGTTATTGGTGGGCAGCATAGCGGGGAGGAAACGGTCGGCTTCCATCAACTCGCGGTGGATGGCCTCAACCTCGGCCTGCGTCGGCGGGCCTTGATTGTCGTTTGTGCTGTCCATTGCCCGGCGCTCCTTTAACTGCACAGCGCTTCGCGGCGCGCCGCTTCGTGCTCGTCCCTGGATGCGAATTCCCGGCCACAATCGAGGCAAGTCAAAACAGGCTTACCGGGAGGTCCTTGCATCCAGCCATGGGCGCAAATACCGCGTTTGCGCAACGCATTGAGCTTGCGACCGGCCGCTTCCAGCTTGGCTTGTGCGGCGTCGGGATATCGTTCAGCGAATTTAAGAAAACTCATTGCCATGATCTTGGTCCTTGTCTGTTTACTGCCGGGCCATCCGGCAAGGGTTAGAAGAGCAGAGATCGGAATGTGCGAATACCGGAAAAAACAGTGAATATCCGCACAAAGCCGCACATCAATCCTTTTCCGATTTCGGTGCATAGTCGCCAACCGCCCGCGCAATCCGGTCAACAACGCCTTGCAGTGCGTCGGTCTCGTCGCATAAGTCTTCGATGTCGGCCGGCGGTATCGTTTCCTTCCGCCGGAGCATGGCGCGGATCCGTTCAACAATTCTGTTCATAGCCTCAGTCCCTCACAAAGCCGCTGCGGTCACGCTTGGCGTTGCCCTTCGCATAGAGCCCGATGCAATGCCGTGGCGCGTCCAAGAAACGCAGGTCGGTATCGTCGCCACGCGCTACTGGCACATGGGCGCCGCCGATATTGATCCCGGAGTCCATATAGCGCGCGACGGTCTCCTTGCTGCGGAACACAGCCGCAACATTCATGCCATTAGCCAATGCGGCTCGCGCAAATGTGTCGTTACCATCGGCGAGGCTGAATGTGAGATGGTAGTTTGAAGGAATGTTCTTCCGATTGGGAAGCTTCGTATAATCGTAAAACTGTACGTCGGGAAACATCGCCATGACGTTAGGGAAATTGGCGACCGGTACGCTTTCCCAGCGGATATCCGATGTTCCATTAAGGCGGAATACCGGGATGTATCCTTCGCGCTTCGCCTTGATAATCGCTTTCTCAATTTCCTTCGCCAGCTCCAACATGAACTCGGAGCGGAATTGAAAGAACGCTCGCGTCCGTAATCGCCGTGCATTCTGTATTTCATTGCGCTTGCCGCGCGTCACGTCGCGATAGGTTAGCAATCCGCCCCGCGCGATGCCGCCGCGTCCAGCCGTATTGAGACAGGCCTTGCGACATCCTGCCGTCGACAACGCACACACATTGAACCCAGACAAATCGGCCGGAGCAAAATGCAGAATGAACGTCCAATAGCCTTGCGCGCGGCCTTTTTCGGTTTTGGGGTTGCCCGGCGTCAAAAGCCGGAACCCTCTCGATCCTGCGTTTAGTTCCATTTCCGTTGTCCTCGCTCATGTTGTCGGGCACTCGCCAAAGCGCCCATTCGTCGTGTCTGGTCTCATCAGTGGCGGCATGACCGCCAGACGGGCAAAAGCCCGTTTCGACCTTCAATCCCTCCAATCAACTTGGATCGCATCTACATAGCGCGCTTGCTGCGATGCCCACTTGTCCAACGCGACTATCTCGCGATCGTATTCCGCTTGCGACAATCGGTCGGACATAAGCCGTGCGTCCAACCTATCCATCGCACGCTCAACACGGCGTTCAATCTGGTCTTCAGTCATTTGTTCGTTCCTTTCACGCTAGACAATGAATGAGCTGCGAGCCGCGAGTCTGATTAGTTCCAGCCGGATCAAAGACCATGCCACACCGGCCGTAGCGATCCAGAACCTCAATCGAGAAGCCGATGGCCATCGCCTGCAGCAGAGTGTGGCGCGTTATCGTCTTGGTTCCCGCGATGGCGGCAAAAGCCTTCGCCTTGGCGCAGACGGGATAAGCCGTCTCCGTCCCGTAAACCGACTTGATCTGTATCTGTATGCTCTCAGTCATTTGTTTGGTCCTCGCTTTGTGCCAGGCGCCAACCCGGCTTGCAATCAACAATCTATCAAACAAATACAAATGCACAACCGGAAAGAACCGGAAAGATCCGCACATTTCCGCACATGAGCAAGCAAGATTGTTGCGCCTCGCCATGTGCCGTTTAGGAAACAGGTGAGGGGCTCTCGATTTGTGCCTTCGCGCGCTCGAGCCGGGAAAAGTTCATATCATCTGGCAGTTTTAGTGCCATACGGCCTATTTAGTGCCACGATGGAGCGTTTCCAAAACGGCACAGCCGGCAGGATGCCGTTGAAGCTCGGTTCAGCCGGTGCGCACAGCACGCGTGAGGGCCGTGAACGGCTAAGTCATTGAATTTATTGAATTGAGGTAGTGGGGTGGGTTAGACGGGCCCTGCCGGAGGCTCTTCGCGCCGTAGCCTTGCGGCCAGACTAGGCGCCGGTCGCCAATAGGATGCCCCCAGGACGCCCTAGGAAGGCCAAGGGCGCGTTTAACGGGACCAGCCGCCACCCTACCCTAGCTCACGCCGCTCGACGCGCCTCGCAAGCCATCCCACCAATTTCCGCTAGCTGCGAGATGCAGCTCTCCGCGCGCCGCTCGACGATCGCCGCCGCCCCGGTACGCCCCCCGCCACCCCGGGGGGGACGCTGGCCAGGCCACCCCCGTCGATCTTCTATCTCAGTGCCCCTGAAATATCTGGCCGCTGTTTTCCCCTTACAACCGTTAGTATAGAATTCGACAGTGGTTCGCCTTGTTGGTTTTAGAATTTCGATTTTGGGTTTCCCCTATATAGGACTAGACCTTGTCCTGTCCCAATACCGCTCCCCTGCCGGGTATGGATTCCGGCGTGGGCGTTGGGACAAGAGTTGTCCCAGGCTTTTTTGTTGTTTTATAGTGGCTTGATTGATTTTGGGACAATTGGGACAAAACGGCTGTCCCAATATAAAAAAAGCGTAAAAAACCTGAAAAGTTTGCTTGGTTTTGGGACACAACCTGTCCCAGATTGTGACAGCCAGAATGGAGGGTGATTTTGAGGTTTTGGCGGGCCTCGGCCGCTTAGAACAAGTTCTTTTGGTTACCGGTATTCTGTTGCCGGTTGAAGCGGAGGACGGCTTGGCGGGCGGCGTCCTTGCCTTCATCGGTGAGGTGCCACTTATTACGGAGTTTGGTTGTTAATTTAGGCTTCTTCTTTTCGAGGTCATTGACGAGGCGCTCGACCTTTTTCCGGTAGGCTTCGCCGCTTTCGGAGACCCATCCGAGATCGCTTGCCCAGTTGGCGAAGGATCCGCCGTGGTCGGCGGGCATGTTGAGCATGGCGGTCAACACCCGGTCTTCGTCTTCCTCGGCCTTGTCGGTATGCTGTTCTTCCTCGCGTTGGGAGATGGGGACGGCGCGCACGGTGGTGATTTGGCGGCCTTTTTGGTCGACGAGGGCTGGGGATTTGATGGGCTCGAGCTTGAAGGACATGGCCTGGAAGCCGGGGCCGCGGATTTTGTTGTAGTGGAGTTCGACCACGTCGTCGGTGGTTCTGGCGAGGGTGAGGTTACCGTCCATTTCGGCGAGATATGCGCCGCCGCCGCGGGGGAGCAATTGGGAAGGGTCGGTGACGTATTTGATGGGGTGGCACAGCACGAGGACGCAGGGTTGGCCCGGCAACGTCGTGAGCCTTCGCAGCGTTCTGGCATAGGCGCCCATCTGGGTATTGCTGAGCTCCTCGTTGCCCAAAAAATACGCCGCGCTGGTATCGACGATGATGAGGCTGAATTCGCCCACGACCTTGCCGTCGGCCTCGATTGTGGGCCACATCTGCTCGATGTCGAAGACGCCGGGGAGGAAGTAGATGGTATCCTTGTCGGGGTTATCGTTTCGGAAGCTGTTGGCGCCGATGACGCGCATGCGGATATCGTCGGGGTTTTCGCCGACGAAGTAGAGGACGCGGCCTTTTTCGAGGCGGTGGGAACCGAACATGGCGTTGCGGTCGAGGCAGGCGACGCGCTCGGCGAGGTGGAGGGCGACGGCGGTCTTGGCGTGGCCGGTCTGGCCGGTCAGGGCGTAGATGAAGCGGCGCTGGAGGATGCCTTCGACCAGGTAGTCGGGCGGGATGAAGCCCAGGATGAATTCGGCCTGGCTGAGGACTTTGCGGGGCGCGGCCGCGGGCGCGGTCTTGGGGCCGGTGGGTTTGTGGCCCCCTTTGGCGGGCCCGTTGCTGCCTGGTGGGGTCGGCCGCTGGACGCCGGCGAAGGCGGCTGCGATGCGGGTCTGCAGGGCGTCCTCGCCGAGGTGGGCGACCAGCCCGTGGGCCTGCGCCATCTCGTAGAGGGCATCGATTGCCGTGGCCATGGGGAGCCCGCCCGCGACGTAGCCGGCGGCGTCCTTGGCGGCCTCGTCGAAGGCCGTGGTGCGCGCCTCGAGGTCGCCCTCGCCCAGGCTGGCCAGCACCGCCCGCCAGTTCGCCAAACCTTCCCGGAAGCGATCGTCGATGGTCATGCGGTGAAATACCTGGCGAACGGATTGCAGATGATGGCCTCGCAGGCCGAGATGCCCAGCAGGTCGATGAGCCCGGCCCGCCAGGCGTAGGCCAGCAGCGGATCGGTCGCCGCGCCGTAGTCGAATTCATGGCAGCCGTAGAGCAAGGCCCGCGCCTCGGCGCGCGCGCGCAGGACCAGGATCGGTGCAATGAGAGCGGTATCCGACATAGCGTTTTCCGTAAAAAAAATTCAGGCGTCGCCGTCGAGCACGGCGATCAGGCTATGGCCGGTCACGAAGCGAACGGACCACGGACGCCACGGTCAGTTCGCCTCGATCAGGGCAACCGCGCGATCCAGGACCTCGATCTGCGCATCAAGCGCGTTGACGACGTGCTGCACCTGCGCCCGCCGCTCGGCCAGGATGCCGCGCTGCACCCGCAGCCTATCCCCAAGCGACCGCAGTTCCTCGCCGCTCTGGTCCGCGATGATGTCGATCGCGTCGGGGGTGCCCTTTTGATTGAAGGCGATGTGGACCGCCTCATTGACCGCGCTCGCCGAGGGACGAGTCCCCACGTCCTTCCGGGCCGGTTTCTCGAGACTAGGTCTCTTCGACACTGGTTGCTCCTCCTGTTTTTGCTCCGGGGCTCAAGTCCCTCTCGGCGGGAACAGCTTTTTCAACGCATCCATAGCTCGCTCGTCGTCCTCATCGACGGCGCGCGTCATCAGCGCGTAGACGAACGGCTTCATCGTGTCGCTCGGCTCGGGATAGTCGTGGTCGAATATCCAGCCGAGGCGGGCTTGGGCGCGGCGCCAATAGGCCAGCGCCTTTGCCTTGGCTTGCTCCAGCTCGAGGTCGTCGGTCACGCGACCTCCACCTCGTCCGATAATGGAACAACGTGCTTCATATTAAGTCCCTCCCGGCGCGAAACAGCTTTTTCAACGTTTCCAAAGCTCGCTCATCGGACAATGGAACAACAACAAAACCATGGTCCCACAGCCACGCCAACAGGTGCGTCACGGCGTCATCGGTGTCTTCGGCCGTGTCAAAATGCGAGGCAAAATAGCGCTGCAACGCTTCCTTGGCGCCGTTGCCGTCTTCGGTCTGCTGCAGTCGTGCAACCATCATTGCACCTCCGGCTTGAGGCGCCACACGTCCCACCGCTCGAGCACCGCGACGGCAGCCTCCACGTTGTCCACGACGGCGTGCGGAACGCCGTTAAGCAGACACCAGAGCGCGAAGCCGGCCTGATGCTCCGACAGCCGCCCGCCTTTGCGCTTCAATTCGAGGAAATGGACCGGATGATCAGCGTCCTTCGGCGCCAGGAAAATGAAATCCGGCCACCCCGGCCGCACGCCCATCCGCTTCAGCCGCTCGCCCGCGTAACTCACCCGCACCCCGTTGCGGAATTCCGCCGGCCGCGCCTCGCCGAACGGAAGGTGGGTCCACAGCCACGTCGGTTTGGCGCAGCGCCGCAGCAGATCCGCCACCTCGCATTGCAATTGGAATTCAGACGGCGAGACATCGACCCGCTCGCCGCGCTGACGCTTGCCACGGAAGAGATTGAGTTGGCGCGCGGTGGCTTCGCCGCGCGCGATGGCGAGAGCTTCATCTGCGGCCTTGATCAGGCGCTTGCCGAGCTTGGTCATGACCGCGCTCCGTCGCCGTGCTTGACGGTGGTGGTTTTTGGGGGTACATAAATTGGATGACCGACGATGAAGAAAAACAATGGCGACAGGAGCTGCTCATGGCCGACGTAAATCTGCGGCGCAAGCAAGACATCTGGGAGCACCCGCGCAACATTGCTCTCCTGGTCGGCGTGGCAGCAGCAGTCGCCGGCGCCGTCGGCTTCAAACTTGGGCAAATACCCCCCCCACCGCCGATCATCATCCAGCTGCAGATGCCGCCTGGAACGACAGTGTCCGAGCCCGCGAAGCCCTGAGCCCACGATGCCCAAAAAAACCCTCACGGCCGTCGTCAATCGCGGTGGCCGGCCGCGCAAGCCCAATCCAAAGCTGGCGATCAAGCTTCGCCTCGATCCCGAAGTGCTCGACCATTTCCGAAAGTTCGGCCCGGGCTGGCAAACCCAGATCAATGCCGTGCTGCGGCGCGCCACCAAACGGCGACTGCCGCGCGCATAGCCGGCAACGGTCGCGAGATCGAGCGCCAGGATGTCGGTCATGCCGCTGCCCTCTTGCTACGCGTGATGAAGTAATGCCCCGGCTGGTACCGGCAGCCCTCACGGCGAATCCGCACGCCGCTGTCGGCGAGCAGCTCGTTGAGTTGCTGGATATGCGACTTGACGGTGTTGCGGTTGCTGCCGCCCGTTCCCCAGACGGTCGCGATCAGGTCGTCGACGCCGATCCCGATGTCGCCGGCCGCCGCGATCGCGTCGACGATGCGCGCCTTGAGTTCAGGCAGATAGACGCCGAACCGCTCACGGCGGATCGGTTGGTGGCACCGCGGGCAGCGCATTTCCATGGCGCGTCCTCATCGTCGATGCAGGCTGTCATCGTTTCCGAGCCAGGGCGCGACAAAGATCGCTACGGATCGCGTCCAGCGCATCAATCTGAGGGCGATGGAATTCCTCATCGCAAACGCCCAGGGCAGTTTCCGCCCGGGCCAGCGTGTCCCCCAGTCGCTCGGCTTCATTGATCGCCTCTTGCAATTGCTGCCGGTGACGGCGCATGGCGCCAAGCTTGAATGCGGAGCGGACCATCACCCACCATTTCGGCTCGGCGTCGGCCATGATGGCGGCGAGGAAGTCGAGCCCGCGCTCGGAGCGCAATAAGGCGGCGAGTTCGCTGGCGCTGAAATCGCGCTGTCCGCTCATTCGATACTTTGCGGTGCGCTCCGAAAGGCCAGTAAATTCAATCAATCGGAGCCACGTCTTGCGCGGAAAATTTGCCCGCAAACATTGGACTATCGCGGAATTCAGGTGCCGCGCTGTGCCCGAAGTGGTGCACGTTCCGCCACCCCCATGATTCGCTGAAAGCGCAGCACTGCTCGATATTCTGCGCATGAACAGCACCCGCGTTGCGTTTAGGAAGATCTCGCCGCCTCGGCCGGCATCTCAAATCCAAAGAGGTCGGGCGACGGCTTGCCCTTGCCTCGTTCAACAAGGGCTTTCTCCAAAAGCATGAACTTGTCGGACGGTATGCCGCCACGCGTCTTCCAATTGCTGATCGCAGACGGGACCACACCAACAATAGCTGCCGTGGCGGCCGGGCCACCAAGAGCTTCGATGATGGAGTCGACGGTGGTGAGCATAGAGCCTTGATATTCACGTTACGTGAATAAGTCAAGAATTCACAACATGGCGATTTTCACAGACCGTGAACCTGACCCAACTTCGGCCATGTCCAGAACCCAGCGTGACATAGCCACTCGGCTCGAATTGACGCGCATAGCCCTCGACGTCTCGACCCCAATTTTTTGCGAGAACGTTGGGTTGAGCGACAACCAGTGGTCACAATATATCGACCCAGACCCAGATCGCGGGCGGCGGATCACCATCGACGTCATGTATCGGCTCAAAGACGAGTACGGCGTTACGTTCGATTGGATTTTTGACGGTGACCGCAGCCGCCTGCCGGCCGACCTGCTGGAGAAAATCCGTCATGCTGAGCGGCTCGGCCCCGTCGATCTGAGTCGGAAGCGCGGTCGCAAACCCAAGCGGCGCCCTCCCCACTAAATTCACGCACCGTGAAATAACTCGTTGACATATTCACGTTCTGTGAATTAGTGTGCTCTCCGCTACAAACGGGGAGCCCGATTCATGCCAATTCCTAAAACGGTCGCCAGTTCGCGGGTGAAGCCCTCTATCGAATTGCGACCGTCCGCGCGCCCGGCTACGCCCAAAGTGATGCCCAATCGGCTGCTGCCGGGCGCGCACCTTTCCCCGAAAACGGTCGCCATCAAAGCTGTGGAGCCCCTGATCGTACTGCGACCGTCCGCGCGCCCGGCCAGTGCGGATGTGGTTCCCAAAGAAGGGCCTGCTGGGCGCGCACCCCATACCGAAAGCGGTCGCAACGCTGCCGATGAACAAATCGGGTCCGCTGCAATGCGACCGCCTCGCGCGCCCGGCCAGATGAAATTTGATGCCCAGGACGAGGATGCCGGGCGCGCACTTATCACCCAATCGGTCGCCAGGTTCCTTGTGAAGCCCACTGCACCTCTGCGACCGCGCGCGCCCGGCCAATTGAAAGCTGACCCCCAATAGCAATGTGCCGGGCGCGCACTCTTTCACAAGGAGACCTGCAAATGACAGCTATGAAAGACGCCTTTGCCAAAGCGGGAATGAACACCCGGGCGCTCGATCTCCGCGCCGCCGCGACCGAGGCGCTTGATGCCGCCAAGGGCAACGTCGGCCGCGCCGCGACTCGTTTCTCCGCGGTTCTCAAGAGCAAAGGCGATCTCCGCGAGGCGATCGCGCTCGATTATCTGGAGCGCCTTGCCGCCGAGCCGCCACAACTGGCCGCCGCAGAACAGCCGCAGGCACAGCCATCAGCCACGCCGGCCGCCGGATCGATCAAGGTCAAGGAGCACAAGGTTCGCCAGCATCGCCGCCGCACCCACGAGGAGCGCGAGGCCGCTTTGCGATCCGCGGGTCATGCCGCAGCATCGATGGCAAGCGCCTATGACCGCCAAATCGACGGCCGTCCGATCGGCGAACTGCGGTGGGGCGAGCTGCAAGCGTTGCGGCACAATAACGCTTTCAACGCGGCCAGCTACCTCCGGTACGGCAACGAAGCCACGGCCAATTTCATTCTGCTCGACAAGATAGAGGCACACGTCCGCGTCACTGATCACGCCGTGAAGGTGAAGGACGCCATCAGCGAAACGCAACTGCAGATCCTCAGCGACGAGGCGGACGTCGAGGCGCCGCGCCTGATCGGGGAAGGAATGCAAGCGTGGGTCACATGGCTCGAGACGCAACGCGACAACCGCCGAGCCATCGCGCCATGAACAATATTCCGAATGCGGTCGCCATCACAGCGGTGAAACCCAAAGCCGTTGTGCGACCGCGCGCGCCCGGCCAAGCCCATGGTGATGCCCATTCTAAGGATGCCGGGCGCGCACCTATCTCGAATGCGGTCGCCAAACTACCCGTGAAGCCCACCACAGGAATGCGACCGCGCGCGCCCGGCCACACGTCCAGTGAACCCCAGCGACCGGATGCCGGGCGCGCACTTTCTCACAGGAGCGAACACGCATGACCGCCATCGCCGACGTCAAAACAGAGCATCGATTCCGCCGCCAGGCCATGAAGCAGCAACAAAAGATGGATCGCTCGCTCGAGTCGTTCATCCGTATCAACGCCACGGATTGGTCTTGGGACGCCGACGAAAAGGAACGCGAGAAATACAATCGCGAGGTCAAGGCGATCATCGCGGCTGCGCGCGAGGGGACTGGCGATCAGCGCATTGTCGAGCTGGTGCTGACGGTCGACAAGGGCCGCGAGCCATTCGACAAGCTGCGCGCCGGTTGCGAAAAGCGGATGGAGGAACTTGCAGCATCGCTGCCGGTCGCCGATTGGGTCGAGAGCATTCACGGTGCCGGTCTGCGCGGGCTCGCGACCATCGTCGCGGAGGCCGGCGATCTGTCAAACTACTCGAACCCCGCCAAGCTCTGGAAGCGGCTCGGCTTCGCGCCCTACGACGGGCTTGCCGGCTCGACCTGGAAGCGCACGTCCTGGCGCCCGCGCGCGCTGACTTCCGAGGAGTGGGTCGAGCATCCTTTCTCCGGGCAACGATACGCGCTCATGCACCAGCTCGCCATCTGGCTGGTGAATGCCCAATGGATAAGCGCCAAGAAGGCCGGCGCGGACGAAGGGAAGCCGAACGGTCGATATGGCGAGATTTATGCTGCGCGCCGCGCGCACACGGCGATCACTCACCCGGATTGGACGAAGGGTCATTCACGGATGGACGGCCTGCGGGTCGCGATGAAAGCTTTTCTCAAAGACCTGCATGTGGAATGGCATGCCCGCGCCGGCCATGTGATCGAACGTCCCCAACGCGAAGCCGCGGAGTAAACGATCATGTTTGCGGTCGCCAGAAGACCAGTGAAGCCCACCTTCCGACTGCGACCGCGAAGCGCGCCCGGCCAGATGTTGGTTGATTCCCATTCACCCTTTGCCGGGCGCGTTCCTCCTTCTCAGTTTGCGGTCGCCAGGCTGACGATGAAGCCCAAGGCGAAGGTGCGACTGCGAAGCGCGCCCGGCCTTGGAACCCTTGATTTCCACTTGATTCTTGCCGGGCGCGCACTTTTCTTGGAGATGATGAATGAGCATTGAGCGCGTCGAGATCACCAGCCGCGATCAATGGCTGAATCTGCGCAAGTCCGACGTGACTGCCAGTGTCGTTGCGGCCCTTTTCGGCGCTCACCCCTACACGTCGGCGCTCAAACTTTATCTCGCTCATTCCGGTGTCGAATTCGACCAGGCCGATGATCGCGTGTTGCGGCGCGGGCGGTTGATGGAGCCGGCGGTCGCGCTGGCGGTGAGCGAGGAGCGGCCGGACTGGAAGATCGAGAAATGCGATTCTTATTATCGTGATCCCGAGCTCCATCTCGGTGCCACTCCCGATTTCTTCATTCACGGCGATCCGCGCGGCCTCGGCGTTTTGCAAACCAAGACCGCCGCGCCACACATCTTTGAGCGCGATTGGGAAGGCGGCGCCACGGTGCCGTTTTGGATTCAGTTGCAGGTCCTTACCGAAGCGATGCTGACCAAGGCCGCCTTCGGAGCCGTCGCCGTCCTGCGGGTCGATGCCTTCGATCTCGCATTGGCCCTCATCGAGGTGCCGCGGCACCCTGCCGCCGAGCAGCGCATCAAAGCGGCGGTCGTCCAGTTCTGGGATGACATCGCCACCCGGCGCGAACCCGATGCAGATTATAACCGGGACGCCGAGCTGCTCAAGGTGATCGCGCCGCACGAGGTTGCCGGCACGACGGTCGACCTGAGCGGCGACAACGAACTGCCCGCGCTGCTCGAGCAGCGCGAGGAAATCATGACGGGGATCAAAGGCTTCGAGGCCCGCAAAGACGAGATCGAAACGATGCTGAAATTCAAGATGCGAGATGCGTCGAGCGTCGTCGGCCTGCCGGAATGGAACGTCACTTGGAAAAGTGTATTGCGCAATGAGTTCACTGTGCCAGCGAAGGAAGTTCGCACGTTGAGAATAACGAGGAAGAAAAGTGCCGCGCCTTAAAGGAAAACAGCATCCGCGCTTTCGTGATCGTTCAGGTGAACGATACGGACGATTGCTCGTAATCCGCTTGGACGGATTCCGCGATGATCGAAGTTTTTGGGTCTGCCGATGCGACTGCGGCCGTCAAGTTACCCGTCGCCTTTCAGTATTACTAGGTGGCCAACAATCTTGTGGTTGCCTGAGGCACGAAACCAAGCCGGCCTTGAAACATGGTCAAAAGTGTCGAAATGGCATGACTCCAGAATATGACTCCTGGATACATATGAGACAACGGTGCAACAATCCAAACAATAAGGATTTCAAACATTATGGCGGGCGCGACATTTCTGTTTGCGAGCGCTGGCTGGATAGTTTCGAGAATTTTTTCGAGGATATGGGGCCTAAGCCATCAGCAAATCATTCGATCGACCGCATTGATAACGATAGCGGCTACTCGCCAGACAATTGCCGATGGGCCACGAAATCAGAGCAAAGCAGCAATCGGAGAGTGACGAAAGGACAACGCTGATGGCCGAAGCCGTGACAAAACAAAACCACCCGCTGGTCGTGCTCAACACGTACCTGCAAGAGCGCGTCGATTCCTTGCGCACGGCATTGCCGCCCCACATGAAACCAGAGAGGTTTATCTCGTCGGTGATGACCGCGGTGCAGCTCAACCCTGCTTTGATGGCGTGCGAACGGCGTTCGCTCTGGCTTTCCTGCATGCGCTGCGCGCAAGACGGCTTGCTGCCGGACGGCCAGGAAGCGGCGATCGTGCCCTACAAGGACAAGGCGCAATATTTGCCGATGTACCAAGGGCTGTTGAAGAAGTTCCGCAACAGCGGGCAATTCCGCTGGGTCGGCACCGGCATCGTCTTCGAGGGCGATATTTATGAGCACTGGATCACCCAGGAGGGCGAGCACTTCAAGCACGTTCCAGCGGACGACAATTCCGGCAAGAAAATCCGCCGGGTCTATGCGTTGGCCACCACCAAGGACGGTGGCAGCTTCATCGCCGATCTTTCCATGGCCGAAATCGACAAGCGCCGCGCCATGAGCCGAGCCTCGCGCGACGATGCACCTTGGAAACAATGGTTCGAAGAAATGTGCCGCAAGACTGCACTGCGCGTGCTGTCGAAGCTGCTGCCGAAATCCAGCGACATCGACATCTTCCTGCAGCGCGACGAGGCGGAATCGCTCGGCGTTGAACCCGTCGAGACGATCTCCGATCAGCGCGGCGCGGTCTTCGGCAACGTGCTCGATCATTTTGCCGGGACCGGCGAGCCCGAAACGCCGCCGCCGATGGAGTCAGGACCGGAGGCGGCCGGCGAGGCGCAGGGCGAGGCCACACCCAATCCACCTCGCCCTGCGCCGACCGCCCGCGGTGACGTTGTCGAGGTTGCCTATAAGCGCGGCGTGACTTGGCGCGAGCTCGCCCGCCCGCGCAAAGGCATGCCGCCCGAATACCGCGACCCGGAGCATTCGCGCGAGGCAAGCGCTTGGGAAGCCGGTTTCGACGGCGCGCCAATGCCGACGTTCCCGGAGGAATCGAAATGACTGCGTTCAAGGACGCATTTGCCAAAGCCGGAATGGATACGAACCAACTCGATCTACGCATGACGAACTACGATAAATGGAAGACGACCGAGCCAGAGCCACAGGGTGAGCCCATGCCGCGGAAAAAACCTGACGCGGACGAGGATCCGCGTTTCACCGACGAGGAAAAGGCCAAGTGCGCGCTGCGCGAGGCGGCCTGGCGGCGAAGGGTCTATCCAAACAGCGTTGCCAAGGGGCGCATGACGCAGGAGCAGGCCGATCACGAGATCGCCATGATGGACGAGATCGCCGCGGAATTTGCCGCCCGCACGGAGCTACCATTATGAGGGCGATCTATGCCGTGACCGTCGCCGCCATCGCGGTGTTGTTGGTGACGGTGTCGATGCGCGGATATGCGACAAAGCCGTCCACCGCCAAGCCGGCGCCCGTGTCGCTGCTGGCGGAGCCGCCGCTGAAGTCCGATCGGCTATCGGTCCCGAAGCCGCCACCGCCTCTGCCGAAGCCGGTGCCCCCGCCGCCTCCGGTCGCCGAGATGATCGAGCCACCGCTGGCCGCAGTTGCTGAGGCGCCGCCGCCCAAGCCACACGCCGATCCGGTCTGCGGGGCGCGCGGGCGGACTTGGTACACGAAAGACAACGGCTGGCGGTACTGGAGATGTAATCGATGAGGACGATCTCGGCGGCGCGGATGAAGGGCAACGGCATGGGGCATACGAACCGCATTCCGCGTGAAGGCACCCATCTGCGCAAGATATGGGACCTGTTCCAGTCCACGCCAGGAGTTGTCATACCCATGGTCCTTCTCGGCAAGAACAAGAACACCTTGTTTCAGCTTCGCGATTTCTACGGATTGGACATCCGCTGCATCAGGTACGGCAAATGGTGCCTGTGCGGCGAGTGGGTTGTTGGTGGCGGCTACATCGATTACGTGGCTGCGCGCCATCAGGACGCGGTGGATGGGCACAAAGGAGGGCGATGAACAAACAACCAACTAGGCTGGGAATCAAACCACTTTTTCAACGAGGAAAGCAAATGAAACGACTACTAGCTACGTCCGCCATCCTGGCGGCGCTTGCGGTGCCGGCTGCGGCCAGCACCGTCACACTAGGTGGCCAGACCTGGGACACCACCAATTCCGGCAGCCTGAGCCTCGGCAACGTAGTGCCCGCCGGGAATCAGCCGCAGAACGCGCCGTGCGTCATCTGCGGTGCCAACCAGCCCCAGCAGCCGGCGAACTTCGGCTACAACGACTACCAGAACGGCGGCAATCTGACGGCGGCCACCGCCTTCTCCGACCAAGGCAATGGTGCTCGGAACACGCTGGCCAACAACACCGTCGGTGACGGCTACCAAGTCGGCATCGGAAGTGCTTTTCTAGCCTATCTGCTTGGTGTCGGTGACACCAGCCTCGGCTTTAGCATCGGCGTCGACGTCAACGACAACGGCAACGCGCAGACGCTCAACGCCTTCTACTTCCTCGACTACACCACCCACACGGTGCTGGCCTCCTTCACTGGCGGACTCACCGGCAACGTGCCGTCGGTTCACAACGGCACCGGCATCCCGGACTACAGCATCACCGGGAGCCTGCTCAACCTCAACGATGTCCACCTGGGCGACACGATTGGCTTCGTGGCGATCATGACTGGACTAAACGATGGACCCGACTCGTTCTTCATCGAGGCGGCACCGGCGGTGGCGCAGACCCCGCTGCCGGCCTCGGCCTTCCTGTTCGGCATCGGCCTCGTCGGCCTCGCCGGGCTTGTGCGTAAGCGTCAGAGTAATCGTCTTGCGTAATAGCGCGTAGGCTGACGTTGCTTCCCGCTCCGTCAGTGTACAGGCCCGCCGGGATGATACCGCCATCCATCGGCATCCCGCCCGGCGGGCCACCATGACGAGACACCGGCCCAGCAAGAAACGCCGCCACACGGTGGTCGCCCATTGGCGGGTCATCCGTAACAAGAACGGCAGCACCAGACGCATCCGCGTCCGAGGCTCTAAACGAGGCAAATGAGATGGTGCCACCCAACCCCGACGAGATCGCTGCGACCGTGGAGGATCGACGCATCCAGCGCCTGCGGGACGAACTGGACGTCATGGACCTCGCCGCGATGCTGGCCACCGCCTTCAAGGCCGGTCACATTCAGATCGCGATCGCCGACGCGCTAAGGCAGCGGCGCTTGGAGGAGAAACTCAAAACGTGGAACTACGACGGAGAAGAGGCATGAACTCAGACGACATCGTGAAGCTGGGCGAGGATCTGGCCAAGGCCATCGTGCAGGCCGCGCAGGATCAGTTGACCAAGGCGCAGGCCGAGCTCGACCGGGCCAAGTCGGTGGCCGACATCGTCCTGGCCCAGGCCAACGACGAGGCCCGCCGGATCGACGAGGGTATCGCCAGCCGCAAGGCCGCCACCGAGAAGATTCTTGAGGGTTACACCATTCTCGAAGGGCAGACGGCGGACGATCCCCGGCGGCCGGGGCCGGACGACGCGACCGGCCGGGCCTATCGAGATGAACTGAAGCACAAGACCGAGGGCCAATTCTTTAGCGACGAACTCAGCAAGCTTAATTCCCGCTACCCGTCTTTGGTCGGTGTCGGCCAGACCAGCCAGCCGAACACCGGCACCACCGCCAACGCTATAGTGTAGCGGATCACCGCTTGCCATCGTGGGTGCCATCAATCGCGCGAGGCGGTCACGAGAGAGTGGGAACCAGACCAATATAGCCCCTACGTGTTCAACGCGGAATTGGCGACCGCAGCCGCAAGGGTACGCTGGGCAAAGTAGGGTGGTGTCAGCAGGTGAGCGAACCGGATTTTGACTACCAACCCAAGGAGACGACATGACGAATGTGTACGAAGGCAAGACAGACGGACGCCAGTCGGGCGACGTGAACGCGCCGGTAAGCCGATTCCGACCCCGCTACCGGGCGCTCACGGATGAGGAAAAGGCGCTCCACGACGCCCTCAAGGACAAGGCGGCGGAATTGGAGAGCCTGTTCGCGAAGGTGAAGCCGGGTCGCTACAACGCGCTCGCCGTCACCTCGCTCGAACAATCCGTCATGTGGATCGTGAAGGAGTTGACAGCGTGAAAATCGCGATCCAGGCGACCGAGTTTTCGCCTCTGACGCCGACCCGTATTGGCAACGTCTATCATATCCGTGGCGGGCGCGGTCTGCGCGACGGTCATCTGCAAGTTCTGATCGCGATCACAGAGGGGCGACCTCCCTACCAAGGGGAGGCCGCGCTTTTCCTGGTCATCACGAAGGACGGCAAGCCAATCGGGGTGAACAGCTACGGGATGCATGTCTTGGAGGATTGGTGCCCGATCGCCTTTGTCGAAGGCTTGGAAGAAATGGAACTGACCATGCGTTCGATCTAGGGCGCAGACGGGAATCATGTGCACCAAAGGAATTGTTATGGCGCATCCACCGAACAGAGGCAAAGGCACCGGTCTAGCGTGGCTCAAGGCGCGCGTTGCCTACGACGGCGACGATTGTCTAGCGTGGCCGCTTAACCGCATCCGGGGCTACGGCTGTGTCAGCATCAACGGAACCATCCTCAAGGCCCATCGGGTCATGTGCGAGATGGCCCACGGGCCGGCACCGGAAGGCCACGAGGCGGCTCATTCCTGTGGCAACGGAACTGGTGGCTGCTGCAATCCACGGCATCTGTCGTGGAAAACACCGACAGCCAACCAAGCCGACCGCAAAGCGCACGGCAGAGCCGGCAAACTCATGCCGGGACGCCGTTACAAGCTGACCTATCAGCAGGCCGTCGAAATCCGATCGCTCGACGGCATCCTTTCGCAGGATGAGCTGGCGGCACGGTTCGGCTGCACACGCGAGAATATCGGCCACATCGTTCGCGGCAAGAATTGGAAGCATGAGCCGGGCAAGCACGCCAAGCGGCGAATGCGCGGGGAGCCAATACTGCGCTCCCCAGTCGAGAGTCTGCGCACCATAGGGGATGATGATGGACGGCCAGATGAAAGATAGGGCCGCTACTGAGGCGAATGAAATACTCGATCAGTTCGAGCGATTGGACTCGTTGGGAGCGTTCGTCGGCCAGGAAGTGAGGGAGCAGAAGGCCGTGTTCCTCATCATGTGCCTAGTCAATTTTGCGCGGCGGGAACACCTGCGCGGCGCTCACGAGAGTTCTGCGCACCAGATTTGAGATGGAACCGCTTTGGTATCTGACAAGGGATGGCGACAAGTCTTGCCTGGAACTTTATGAGCGACACTACAGCTGCAACCACTACGCGGACGGCCGGGAGCGAACCCAATTCGTTGGTCCCGGCGAGGTCGTCGCCCTCCGAACAGCAGATGCTGATGCCCTTTTTGTCTGGCGAAAGTATGTCGACGACACCATCCCCAAGCAGCATGGAGTCGAATGCGCCGTATTCCGAAATGAAGCGCCCGGCCGCTACGAAAGTTCCGAGCTTGTCAAGCAGGCGGACGCAATCGCTGCTCACGTCTGGCCTAGTGAGAGGCATTACACCAAGGTCAATCCGGGAAAGATCAGGAGCGCGAATCCTGGATATTGCTTTCTCAAAGCAGGGTGGCGGCGATGCGGAATGACCAAGGGCGGGCTGCTCATCCTTGAGCGCTGCCCACATACGGAATGTGGAAACCAGAAATGATCGCCGCCCTCTTTGTCGAAACTAACGGATGCTACTTCGGGGTTCCCGAAGTGGACCCTTGGGATATTCGACGGGACGCACGGACCTACGCGGGGCCGCTCCCGGTTGTTGCCCACCCGCCGTGCGCCAGGTGGGGCCGATATTGGGGCGGCGCGCCATGGCAGACTGAGCGCAAGAAACTTGGGGACGATGACGGATGTTTCGCCGCGGCGATTGAGGCGGTGCGCCGCTGGGGCGGCGTTCTGGAGCACCCCGAAGGTAGCCACGCTTGGCGGCACTTCGGAATCGTTGCGCCTCCCCGTGATGGCGGCTGGGTCAGCGCGGGCCTATTCGCCGGCGGCTGGACGTGCTGCGTCGAGCAGGGTTGGTACGGACACCGAGCACGCAAAACGACGTGGCTCTATTGCTTCGGAGTTGACCCGCCGCCGCTGAAATGGGGCGCAGCGCCGGGAGACTTCGTGCGGCTCGCGGAAGGATTCCATTCCAAGGAGGAGCGGGCGCGAGCGATCAAGACCGGCGCATGTCAGCGGCTATCGGCCAGACAGCGCGCGGCTACCCCTCTCGAGTCCCGCGATTTGCTGATCAGCATTGCTGCGGGGCCCACATGACAGATGAGCTACCCGGATGACGGACGAGACCGGCGAGCGCGATACCCTGTACGTCACGGACGCGGAGCTGATCCGGCGCATGGGCGTGCCTGAGAAGATCGCGCGGGAGGCCATCCGGGCGCTCGACGCGAACCGGGCCAGCGGTTTTCCCCAGAAGCAAAAGCTATTTGGGAACCGGAGATATTGGCCGGCGTGCAAGGCTTACTTTGATCGGGCGAGCGGACTTATCCCCCGGGAGCGCACATCGGCTTGACATAAGCGTATGCGCTGATTATATGCGGCAGCATGGCAATTTATATAACCGATGAAGAAATTGTTGCGGTCGTAAAGAAGCAGATCGGCCCTGGCTCCCAAAAGGAGTGGGCTGAAAAGCACGGGATATCGGCCGCCTACCTCTCTGACTTTCTGCTCGGCCGGCGCCGCCCCGGTCCGGCCATTCTTCGCGGCGCTGGGTTCTCGGTGACCCCCTATTATCGGAAGCTCACGCCAAAGGACATCGAGGCATCACATGAGCGATGACGATTTTCGCACCATCCTGCGGGCCGAGTTGGCTCCTATCCGGGCGCAGTTAGACGGGCTACGGGCGCAACTGGCTCCTATGCGGGCGCAATTAGACGGGCTGCCGCTCATCAGCCGTGCGCTCGTGGTGCTGCAGCAGGACAGTCGCGCGCTCAGGGCGGCCTTCAACGATTTCGCCCGCACCAATGTCACCGCTGGCGAGATCGAGGCGCTGTATGCCGACGTCAATCGCGTACAGGCCGAGAATGCAGAGCTTGCGACCCGCCTCGCCACCGTCGAACGGCTTCTCGCCGATACTGGAGCTTCCGATGAGCGATAGGCCGAAAGTCAGCGACTCTCCAGGTTTGGTGTGGGCGCCCCGCAAAGCCGGCTGGGTGGCGGAATGGCACGCCCGCACCGACCTGATCAAGCGCGGCTTCCTGCCCCAGCGCGCCCGCGTCTGGGCCGGGGAATGGCCCTCCGAGACGGACTGCGCCCTGATCTCCGACCAATGCACCCGCCTCCAGGCCGAGATGCTGGTCTGGGGCCGCGGCGGCATCCCGGTGATCGCAGACGCCTTCGACGGCACGCTGGGCAGCCTGATCCGGCTCTATCAGACCGACAAGGATTCCTCGTATCAGGAACTTCGCTACGCGAGCCGGATGAATGACGACAGCCGGTGCAAACTGATCGCCAGGGACTACGGCGACACGCTGCTTTCGGACATCGACGCCCGCATGATCAAGGATTGGTGGCGGGCGTGGACCTCGGACGGCCGGACCCCGTCGGCCCACGGCAAGGTCGGGCAGCTCCGCACACTCTTCGCGTTCGGCTCCACCTTGGTCGGAAAGCGCGGAGATCCCGAATGCCGGCGGCTGCGCGAGGATGCCGGGCTGCTGCGCTTCAAGATGGGCAAGCCCCGGAAGGAATACATCACGGCGACCCAGGCACTCGCCATCATCGCCAAGGCCCACGAGCTCGGCCGCCACTCGATCGCGCTCGCCCAGGCGTTCCAGTTCGAATGCACCCTGCGGCAAAAGGACGTGATCGGGGAATGGGTACCGATGGGCGAGCCGGAACTGTCGGAGATCCACGACGGTCAATGGAAGTGGCTTAGAGGCATCAGGGGCGAGGAGATCGATGCCAATCTGATCCTGCGCCACATGACCAGCAAACGGCAGAAGCCGGTCGAGGTCGACCTGCGCCTGGCCCCGATGGTCATGGCGGAACTGGATCTAGCCGGCAAGTTCCCCGAGAAGGGCCCGCTGATCATTTGCGAGGCAACCGGAGTGGCGTGGCAAGCCAAGAACTTCCGCGAGAAGTGGCGCAAGGTCGCGACTGCGGCCGGAGTCCCAAACCACGTCTGGAACATGGACAGCCGGGCCGGCGCGATCACGGAAGGGACGGACGTTGCCGCCATGGATGACGTTCGCCGCACCGCGACCCACAGCAACGTCAGCCAGACCCAGGCCTACTCGCGGGACGACACCAAGGCAATCGCCAGGGTCATGAAGGGCCGTGCCGCAAGCCGGAACAAGGCGGGAACGGATGTGTCATAAATCACCGTAAACGCAACGCGAACATCGATGACTAGCATTGACTACCAGGATCTAGCGATTTCAATTGGTTAAGGGGTGTTTCCGCTCAGCGCCCAAAAGCGCCGGGCCATTGAAATCATTGAATGTCAGCAGTGACCGAGAAGGCAATAAGCCGCCACGTGGCGCAAGGAGAGAATGTTTCACGTGAGTCGGAGATTTCATGAATGGTCCCGCAAGAAGCTTCCGAGTGCCGCACTCCGCAGATCGGTCTGATGTCAACCAACGAGAGAGTTTGACCGTCCTTGGCTTTCCCGAGCTATGTGATTCGGGACAGGAACCATTCATCGCCCGTCGACACTCGGAACTCCTGGGTAAATCAGGCGCGCGGTTTAATCGCGGGCAATGACTTATCCTTGGTGGTGTTCGACATCTCGCCCGTTTTGCCAGACTTAGGATAGCTTTGGCGTTCGATGTTCTCGCGGAACTGGTCGGGCGCCTTGAAGAAGCGGCTGCGCGATTGCTGGATCACCGGCCCGCCCTCGGCATAGCTGGCGGGCATCGGCCCGCTGCCCTTGGTGAACTCCCGCCCGACCGATCGCGGGATACCGAGCGTGCTCTTGCCTTTTGCGGCGGCGAACATGGCCTTCCGCTGGGGGTCGCTGACTATTGGCGCCATAGCTCTATCTCCTCTTTGCTTCCCAATAATTGCAGGTGTCCTGCGGCCGGATGGGGCTCTCCACCAGCGTGCAGCTCGGCGAGGTGCCGGTCCGGTACATGCTGCAGGTGGCGCAGCGACGCGCTGCCGAGGGCTTGGGGGCGGGGCGGTAGCCTGCGGCCTTGTGGGACATCTTCATGGCGACGGCTGCAGCCCTCTTGCTCGCTGGAAGCGTTCGCGCTGTTCAGGCGTGGCACCTCGGAGGATTTGTTGTATTGCCTTCGGTGAAAACCGTGCCGCAGGATTGAGCGTTGAACGAACATAAAACTGCTGCAAGCCGGGCTTGATGTTCAACTCCCGCATGCGCTGGTATGCGCCCGGGATATCGCCGCTCTGGATCATTTTCCTGATTTCCGGCATCGCTTCAGCTTGGGCAAATCTCTCCTGTGCTTGCAGATTGTAAAGCACGCCTTGATCCGGGCCACCCGGGGCACCCTTCGAGAATGTGACGCCGGCTATCGGACCGAAAGTTTGCGCGAGGGCCAAGGTTCTGTCGCCCTGGCCGGTGGCAAGATCAGCGGCGGAGCTAAGTTGAATTTCAGGTATTTGCGATGTAGCGAAGTGCGATGCGATCGCGCCTGCATTCTTGAGATATTTTTCGGGGGTGTCGGCGTTCGGATCGTAAACCTTGCGGCCAAATCCCTTGTCGTTGGCAAGGACCTGCCAGACAGGTCGAGCTATCGTGCCGAGCTTGCGGCGCAGCATATCGAGCGGACCGCTCAGATAACCGGTGAATTCCTCACCGATCTTGCCGACCGGATTGCGGGCATAGATGGCGGTGCCGTCTTTGGTGTGCCCAACCAGAATGCGGTCCTGCTTGCCGGGCTCGTGCTCTGCGGTCGACGACAGCGATTGCGCCAGATCCAACGGCTGCAGCAACGACAACGGGTGGTCGCGCACCCGCTGCAACGCAGCGGACAGGCGATCCGCGTAGCCTTGCCCTTCCTCGCCGAGGGTCTTGTCGCCTTTCATCACGTTGAGGCCGCTCTGCAGGAGTGAATTGCCCAAGTACATAAGCCCCATGTCGAGCATGATAATGCTGACCGCTTTACGCTGGGCAAGCGATTTGATGTAGCCCTCGGCCTGCGGATTGAGGTTGCCGACATCGCGCGAGATCTGCGCTCGCACATCGCGCGGCATCCCGTTGAGCATATCCTTCATGGCGCCGAGGTTGCCCAGCGTGAAGGAACGCGAGAACAGCAGCATGTTGCTGATCTTGCGCGCGGCATCCGACATGGCTTCCTGCGGGAGCGCGCCGGCATAACGATTGGCCCAATGCGCGGCTATCCGTGCAGATGACTGCGGGTCGATGCCTTTTGCCGTAAGATCGTCGCGGAAATTGGTGTAGAGCCCCATTTGCAGGTCGCCGACGCGATCCCACAGCAAGGTGTTGTGCCAGAAGTCGCCGGCGCGATCGATTGCCTGTTTGACCGTAACGCCCTTCGCTGGGCTGAACAATCCCGGCACGAAGCCCAGCACCTGGGACGTCCAGGACCGGCCAGGCGTCAGGTTCGGCTGCTCCATGATGGAGGAAATGTCCTGGTTGAAGAATCGCTTGCCGATCGGCACTAGGCCGTTGTCTATGGCCTCGCGCATGGTGGCGGGATCGTTCTTGGCGCGATTGCCCTCGAAATAGACCTTGAAGGTGGCCACCTTGCCCGGCATGGCCGGCAGCGCGCGCCCCCATTCCACGGCGTTGTGGATCAGCGGCGAGTTCATGATCAGCCCCATGGTCTTGCCTTTGAGGTTCATCAACTGGCTGTAGGCCGCACCGGATGGTTTGGTCAGCACCGAGCGGAGCGGCCCTTCGAAGTCACCGCGCACGTAGAGCGGTACCTTGTCCCAGACCGTCTCGCCATTACGGTCTAAAAGAGGGATCTTGGCCGGCGGCACTTCAATGCCGCTGCGTTGTTCCGCCGCCGCACGGTAGGTTGCGGTATCGGCTTCTTCCATTTTCGGACGCCAACTATAGAACGCCGGATGATCGATGGTGAACCAGCCGGGCCCGGGCTTGGTCCCTTCTGCCACGGTCTCCTGTCCGGTCCTCTTACCGATCTCCTTGATGTTGTTGATCAGCGTTCGGCCGGCGATGGCTTTCTTGAGCTGTGCGGTTGCCAATGGCAGCGTCCGGATATCGCGTGCAAGCTCGGCCTGCTCGCCAAGCCTGGCTTTCGCGGCGGCTTCGGTCTCCTCCGCCGTCTGATATTTGCGCTGACGCAGCTGCGGAGTCGTGGTGCGCAAATTGCCACCAATTCGATCGAGCGCGCGAGGTCCTGTTTCCCCGGTTGCGGCATTGATCATCATACGCGGAGTATAATTTGGCAGACCCGTCTCGCTCTTGACTATGCCGGCATCGTAGGCCTGCTTCCATGTCGCCGCCGCATCTGCCTGTGGCTCTGCGATCCCAGCGCGCTCTTCTGGCGTGAGGGTGGCCAGCCCCATATGCTCGTTTGCCTCGCCCCGCTGCTGCATGACGCTTTCTTCGTCATTGGCATCCCACATGCGCTTGCGTTGTTCCGGAGTAAATCCGCGCTCGAGCTTGGTATCGGTGAGAGACCAGTCGTGGTCGATGCCCCGCATCCCGTTGGCAAAATCCTTGGCAGCAGCCATGCTGTCACGCGTGCCGGTCGCCATCGGAGCAACCTTCATCTGTATGTCGCGGCCGATATCAAAGAGCTTGTCGGAAGCCGCACGAATAGTGCTGGTGAGCGCCCCGGGTGGTGATGTTGGCGGCGCGCCAGCAGAAGGGACTTCGCCGGTAGCCGCAGCGCCAAGCGATGCCGGCTGCCGTAGAATGTCGCCCACGGTCTCGCCCGGAGCGCGCTGTTCGATGGCCTCGCGCGGGGTTGCCGGCTGCGCCTGCTGCTCGGCGGCAACAGATGGGGCTGCGGGAGCTGCGCTACGCAGCTCTTTAATGATCATATCCTGAATTTTAGGATGGTCATAATTATTGCGGATAGATTGATCCGTAAATGCCTCTGGATCAAAATTACCGCTTCTTGCATTCGCAGCAATGTCGGCAGCCTGTTGTTTGACATAGTCGGCGGTCTTGTCTGGATACTTCTTAAGCCAAAAATCCCACGCCTCTCGGCTCGTATTTCCAGCTGGCGCGATGTTGCCGTCGTGCTTGGCGGCGAATGCGTCATAAAGCGCAGACGCCACTCCTTTACGGCGCCAGGGCTCATCAACTTCCGCGCCAGCCGTAAACGCTGGGTTCTCTGGGGTGCCCTTCTCCGGCATGGCATCCAACAGATGCCCGATCACCTTGCCGTCTTTTGAAACGGCCTCGAACTGGAATTCATCCGGGTTCCATCGAACGCTAAAGCCTTTGCTGTTCGCAATGGCTGCTTGGGCGGCGGCAGGCGGTTGTGCCGGCTGACCCGGTGCGGCTGGAGCTGCTGGCTCTTGTCCCGGCGGCGGGGCCGTAGGCTCGCCCTCGGGCTCCATCTTGGCGCGGATCGCTGCGTCCAACGCCGGATCGGTATTCGTGATGGGTTGCTCAGTCGGCGCCGACTCGGCTGGGGGCTCCTCCGCCTTGCCGTAGTCCTCCGGACCGGTTCTGTCGCCGGCGGGGGCCGTCGCTTCCGGCGTGGCTGCAGCGGCGCCAGGCTCGACTGTGGTTCCGGCTTTAGGCGATGGCTGTTCCTGGGCGACGCCACCGGCAGCGTCCGGTCCAGCCTTGCCATGGAACTGCTCGGTCAGCCTGGTGCCCAACCGTGCTCCCGCGGATTCGAAGGGGGTGA